ATCAAGATAATACAGATAAATAACTATGACTAACTTAAGTAAAATTTTAAAACAACAACCTAGACAGGGTCAACTTAGACCAGAATTTGGCAGAATAGGTGCAAATTTAAGTAATATTAATCTGCCACCTACACCACCGGTTACTACGGAAGCTTCCGCAGTTATCAGCGATCAGGTACAACAGTTAGCAACCCAACTAGCAAATCAAATGGTAGCAGAAATGCAACAATCACAGATAATTGCTAGAAACGGTAGAACGTTTACAAAGTTTGATACCGTGAGTGATATTATTTCAAATCAAACTGAAATTGTAACTGCTGGTTTGTGGTCTGATAATGTAGCAAGTTTAACTACATTTTTTACATCGTCTACTCAGACAACATCGCAACGAAGTTATTATGTTGATACATATCACAAAGCTACTACACAAACCGGGTCAGCTGTACAATTTGCTTTAGCATTCGGACACGCATTAGGTAGTGGTTCTGACTCACAAGGACAACTTAATGATTCTCCTAGTAAAGCAATATATTCACAGTATCGACAACTTTTATTAAAACCAAATGATTCAAGATTTACAACTGCTGGATCTGGTAGTACCAATTATATTTACGTAGTTAACTTTAAACGTAATCGTTTGAAGGAACGTTTAGATGCTGGAAATTGGGAATTGCCATTAATGAATATTTCTAGCTCTAGACCTTTAAATGCAACAGGCAGTGTTAATGTTACCGGATCCCGTGTTATTACATTGATTGATGATTCATCGCTTAATTCTGCAACTATAGGAGATTCAGGTAAAATATATAATATAGTATCAGGATCAATTAATGGTGGTGTACATAATCCAACCGCACCGATTTATTATGGTTTAGCATACCCAGACTTTGGTACATTGATATTAGATGGAAAAATGTTAGATCAACAATTAAACTTCCAAACTAATACTGGCTCTAGTTCAGAAGGTAACAATCATTTTGCATTGTTCCATTCAATATCTGGTTCAGCTTTACAAACAAACCCAGCAACCTCAGATCCATATGGTTTCTTAGCTAGAAATTCTGAAAAGGTAACTAGTACCCATTATTTTGTGCGTGTTAAAAATGCTGAATATAATTTTTCAAATAACCCATCATATGTAACTGGTAGTGTTGGCGAAATTGCTCAATCTACTTTTATTGGTGATCCAAAAACATATATTACAACAGTTGGATTATATAATGATTCACAGGAGCTATTAGCAGTTGCTAAATTATCTAAACCATTATTAAAATCATTTCAGCGAGAAGCATTGATTAGAGTTAAATTAGATTATTAAAAAACATCAGTAATTAAGCCCCGTTATATTTATATGTATAACGGGGATTTTACAAACCATGGCAGAATCAAAATTAAAAACACAGATTGCATATACGGGCCCGTCGCCAACAGTCTTTAAAGGTATACGGAATTCTGATGTAACAGTTAATCCATTTCAAACATATAAAGCGTGGTCTGTCATTTCTGGTAGCGATACTAGTAGCGTATTACCATTAACTGCAATATATTCTGATATCAATTCATTACCACCACTTGGTTCAGAATTAACATATAATGATGCAAAAAATATTGATAATTCATTGCAGTCAATTACGTATTTTTCTATAAATCATTTATATTATAAATACAAAAACGAACCATACAATACATTTGGCCCAACAAATTTAAACAATACTAAAAAATTTCTATATCAATCTGCTTCAATTTTATCATTTCCTATAGTACGTATTGGTGAAGGAATTAAACCAGCGTCATTTATATTAACATCAAGTTACTATGCTGGTTCCGTATATGGTACTGGATCATATGGTACTGGTTCATATTCAGGAAATTCACCGTTATATATCAAATCAGATCGTTACGGGAATTTATATGATGCATCATTTAATACAGCATCAATTATATCTCAAGTAAAGTTTTATGAAGGATTTAACGAATATTTTGATTCTTCTAGAATTACATATGAATATGCAAATGTAAATTTTGTTCCAGGTATACAATACATGCCTGGCTTAACTCAAAATCATGGATTACTAGCTAGATTTGCTGGAAATGGTTATATAAAAACAGAAATTGATGGATATTATGATCGTAATCATGATTATGCAATTTCATTTTGGATTTTTGCATCTAATACCGGAAGTAATTATGACTTAGTTATAGCTAAGGCATCTAGTTCATTGACTCCACAATATCCATTTAAAATTGAAATTGATAATACTAGTAGTTATTTAGTATTTTCAATCGCAGGTAGTACTACGTTTAAATCGCAACTAATTTCTACAATAGAACTGGATACTGTAAATCATACACATGTAGTATGTCAAAAATCTGGCAGTACTATGCAAATTTGGATAGATGGAAATGAAGATATATCTGCTACTAATAACCTATTAATTGATACAATGTCACCATTTACAGCATCAGCTCGTATCGATAATTCAGATCCATTATATATTGGAGGCTGGGAATCTGATTCAAACATGACCGGAGATATAGATGAAATACGTATTTTTAATAAAGCATTAACTGCAACGGAAATTGGATATTTAGCTAATAGAACTATCGGCGGTAGTTTTATGCAAACTAATCACGTAGGAAACGTATTTACGAAACAAGGCCTTGCTGTTATTTCAACACCAGATTACAGATTCAATGATATTTTAAATTTACCATATTCAGCATCATACCGTAGTACAAAAACAATACATGAATTAAGTGTAATTGCTAATGTTGGCTCTGGTGATTTTAATGTTTCATCAAATTTAACATTGACACAAGATGACGATGAAACATATAGATCATTTACTACTAGTAGTACTTTTATGCCATATATAACTACAATTGGATTATATGATGATGCAGGTCAATTGTTAGCAATTGGTAAATTAGCGCAATCGATTCGAAAACGCAATGATGTTGATATGAATTTTTTAATTAGAATAGATTTAGATAAGAATATAGCATGATACAGTTAAAACAATTATTAAAAGAACTGTCAGAACCAGAAATTTCTGTATACCTAGACAAAATTAAAAACAAAGACTTTAAATTTATAGGGCGTGGAGATAATGGTCGCGTATATAAAATTAATGGCGAAGATAAAGTTTTTAAAGTTACAACCGAACGTGATGAATATGAGGTTGCTGCAATTATCGTAGGACGCTGGTCTGAGTTTACAACTTTTATACCTGTTTACTATGTTAATAATAAAGAACATATGTTTATTATGGCAAATGCTGAGTTAGCATCAGAAAGAATACAAAGTGACATTAACTCGTTCATGGATCGGTTCAAACAATTTTCTAGGAATGAAGGCGGTGAAGTTTCAATATTTGATTTTTTAGATGCTGATGGATCTAATAATACACCACCAGAAATAGTTAATTTCTTACGAGCATTACAACGAGATGTTGCTAAATTAAATATCCCAGAGTTTGATTTAGATTTAGATTTTAGTTCGCATAATGTAATGACTTGGAATAATAAACTAGTATTAGTAGATTGGTGATACTTTAATAAATTTTAAAAAGAATGTTATGGCAAAAAATCATTTTCATAGCTCAGGTAACTCAAAGAGAGCTAATGCAATTAAATACGGTTATAAATCTGGATTAGAACATACAGTTGCTGAATGGATAAAAAGTACTGAATATGATTTGAATTATGAAACAGAAATCATACATTATATAGTACCAGAGCGTCAAGCAAAATACACACCGGATTTTGTTTTTACTAAAAAAGATGGTAATTTAATGTATATTGAAACTAAAGGACGTTGGACTAGTGCTGATCGTCTAAAAATGAAACATGTTTTACAATCAAATCCAGGTGTTGATATTCGTTTAGTATTTCAAACACCTACACAAAAAATATCGAAAAATAGCAAAACTACATATGAAATATATGCTGAAAAATTAGGAATTAAATATATTGCTAAACGTGATATTCCCGCCGAGTGGTTATTAGAATGTGTTAAAACAGGCGAAGAACCTAGGATAATTAAAAAGTTTTTCTAATTTAGGTTTGATTTGTGAAATATTTTTAATATATTCATGTAATATTAATGAAATTTATTTAATTAATAGATTGAATCTTTTATTTGATTCGATCGTTTGATCAGGAATGAAATGTATGTATCAGACAAATAATATTATAATATTAATAATAATTATTAATTTGGATATAATACAGAATTTTATTATTATATAATATGAAGAATATAAAGTTACTTCAATTATTAGAATCAATATTAGGTAAAGGTAAATCAACATCCGGAAATAATATTGCTTTCTTTTCTCCATTTCAATCACACTACAAGCCAAAATTAGAAATTGATATTAACACAACTAATAAAGGCGAGAATGCATGGCATTGTTGGATATCAGACAAAAAAGGTCGTAGTATATCTTCTTTATTCAAACAATTAAATTTACCAAAAGCTCGGTTCGAGCAATTAAATCGTATTATTGAATCTGCTAGATATCGCATTGATACTAAAGAAACAAAAATTAACGAATCAATTCAGTTACCGGCTGAATATAATCCACTCTGGATAAAAAAAATAACACCTGACTATAAAAATGCAATTCATTATTTAACAAGTCGTGGAGTAACAATATTTGATATTTTAAAATATAGAATTGGATATTGTGAAAATGGAGAGTATTCAGGAAAGATAATTATTCCTAGTTATGATTCAGATGGTCAATTAAATTATTTTGTTAGCCGAGCATATTATAAAGCTGACAAATTTAAACATAAAAATCCAAAAATATCAAAAGACATAATTGGGTTTGAAATGTTAATTAATTGGGCAGAACCAATAATATTATGTGAAGGCTCATTTGATGCAATTGCAATTAAACGCAATGCAATTCCGTTATTTGGAAAAATAATTCAACCAACATTACAAAAGAAAATCATCGAAGAACATGTAAAAAATATTTATATATGTTTAGATGCTGATGCATTAAAAAATGCATTAACAATCGCAGAAAAATTCATGGCAGAAGGCCTTAATGTACATTTTGTTGAACTACAAGATAAAGATGCATCTGAATTAGGATTTAAACAAATTACAGAAATTTTAGAAAATACAGATCTATTAACCTTTCAACGGGTTATGGAATTAAGAATGGGTTTATTATGGACATAAAACATATTGATACATACATCAATAAAATTGATAAAATATTTCATGTATCTGACATACATATTCGTACATTAAAACGTCACGGTGAATATCGTCAAGTATTTGAAAATTTATTTAATTACATTGCTACCAATTCAACAAAAGACAGCATAGTAGTTTTAACCGGGGACATTGTACATAGTAAATTAGATATGTCGCCAGAATTAGTACAAATGTTAGTAGACTTCTTTAATGGTTTTACAATTCCTACTATTGTTATTCTAGGTAATCATGACATGAATTTGAATAACATGCATCGCATCGATGCCGTGAGTCCGGTACTAGATGTTATACAAAATCCGAATATTCATTTTATAAAAGATAATGGTTTATTTGAATTTGGTGGTATTGTGTGGAATCATATGGCTGTTGATAAAACACCAGCTGATTATATTGCAGCAAAAGATTTTCAAGCAGAATATAAAATTGCATTACATCATGGTGCGGTAAATACTGCAAAAACTGATATTGGTTATCAAATTTCAAATGAACATGTTACCACGGCATTGTTTGACGGACACGACATTACGTTATTAGGCGATATACATAAACCAGCACAATTTTTAGATGATAATAAGACAATTGCTTATCCAGGTAGTTTGATACAACAAAATCACGGAGAAGCATTAGATCATGGTATATTAGTATGGGATGTAGAAACTCGTTCAGCTGAATTTGTACAAATACACAACGATTACGGCTATGTTACTTTAGAAACACAAAGTGATAAAATTGTATCACACCCACACCGTATGCCGATAAAGCCTAGAATTCGTATTAAATTTAATAATACGTCAGCGGCTGATATGAAAAAATTAATTGCTACTATTCGTAAAAAATACGATGTGCAAGACATATCAATACAACGTTCAATAGAGCAAGGTGCAATTGGTGCTACTACTACATTTGCAATTGGCAATGTACGAGATGTTGAATATCAAAATGCATTGATATCTGATTATGTTGATTCAAATTTTCCTCAAGCAACTGAGGCAGAAATTGATGCAATCCGACATATTAATCGTACGGTTAATTCAAAACTACCAGCAGTTGAATCAATACGACATACTACATGGCATCCAATATCATTTGAATTTGATAACATGTTTTCATATGGTGAAGGTAATATTATTAATTTTCAAAATTTGTCAAATGTATGCGGTTTATTTGCTTCGAATGCATCTGGTAAATCTAGTTTGTTAGATGCAATTACATATACATTGTTTGACAAATGCAGCAAAACCGGAAAAGCAAATGAAGTTTTAAATAATAAAAAAACTTGGTTTCGTGGATTATTTAGATTTGAAATGAATGGAATTGTATACACGATTGAAAGACGCGGTACACAGAATAAAAAACATAAACACTTAGTTAAAGTTGATGTTGATTTTTATACTGATTCAGAAAATTTAAACGGAGAAGAGCGTAGTGATACAAATAAAAGTATTAGAAAATACCTAGGTACGTATGATGATTTTATCTTAACTGCATTTTCATTACAAGCTGACAATAATAATTTTATTGAAAAATCACAACGAGAACGAAAAGATTTACTTTCACAGTTTTTAGATACAACTGTATTTGAGCAACTATATCAATTAGCTAGCAATGAAATAAAAGAAACTGCTGGGCGATTGAAAGATTATAAAAAAACTGATTTTGCTGATATTATTATAACTGCAGATGACATTATTACAAACAATCAATCTATAATTAACAATTTAGAAATACAAGAAGATACATTGCAGGATCGTCGCAATGTATTACAAGAACGCATTGTTACCTTGATTGAAACTAAAATGCCAACTTCATATAATGGACCAGACAATGCGCAATTAAAAAAACAAGAACAAGGTTTAATTCAGTCAATCGAATCAATACAACAAGATATTGAAACTGCAGAGGCTGATTTAGAATTGTTAATTGCTAGTATCGATGTACATGAAACAGATTTAGCTAACTATGATATCCCAGATATTGATGCTCAAACTAAATTATATCACGCAAAAACATTTTCAGTTAATACACAATTACAAAAACTACGTCAACAACAAGAACGAGTAAATGCTAAACAAGAAAAAATTAATCATCTTTCCGACCATGAATATGATCCGGAATGCAAATACTGTACATCTAACGTTTTTGTACAAAATGCAATTGAAGCACAAAATACAATTACGGAAGATAGAGATATATTAGAAAAAATCAAAAAGCAAATTGTAACTTTAAATTCTGAAATTACAACACTAGAACCAATTTTACAAAAAACTGAACAATTAAACACATTACGTAATACAATTACAACAAAAAAAATTACAGCCGAACGCAACGAATTGCAACTTCAAATATTAGAAAGTGATTTACAAACTCGTGAATCTGAATTAGAAATTGTTATTGAACGTCAAGATTTATTTAGAAAAAATGAAACGGCAATTAAACATAATAACGAAGTTACTCTAGAAATTGAAACCCATAAATCAGAAATTAACACAGCATCTGAACAAATTAAATCTATACAATCTAAAATTAAAAATATGTATGGAGCTATCGAAGTTGCTAAAACTAATAAAAACAATGCTATAGAACAATTGGACCGGTATCAAAAATTAGAAATTGAATATAAAGCATATGAATATTATTTAGACTCAGTTAAACGAGATGGGATTCCATATGATTTAGTTACTAAAGCAGTTCCTAAAATTGAAGCAGAAATTAACAATGTACTCAATCAAATTGTTGATTTTAATATGGTAATGAATACCGACGGTAAAAATATTAACGGTTACATTATTTATGATGAAGATAATTATTGGCCATTAGAATTAACTTCTGGTATGGAACGATTTATTTCTAGTTTAGCTATTCGTATAGCACTTATCAATGTATCAGCATTGCCTAGACCAAATTTTATCGCAATTGACGAAGGCTGGGGTTCATTAGATTCTGAACATATTTCATCAGTAGTTAATTTATTTGATTATTTTCGAACTAAATTTGATTTTTCAATCATAATTAGCCACGTGGAATCTATGCGAGATATGGTTGATTCATTAATTAATGTAGATAAGAATAACGGATTCAGCCAAATCAATCATGTTTGATATTTATATAAAAGATATCAAACGCAATGAAACGCAAAGAAGTAATATATAAAGGTTTACAATTTAATCAGGTTTATTTTGAAGATACCTCATTAACGTCGCCAGACTATTTTCAAATAACAGAATTTCCAACACGTTTAACTGCAGGTAAAAATTTATTTAAACTTAGAGGACATCCTACAAATTTACGTGTAGGTGGTGTGTTAAATTTAGAAATACTAGATTATAACGGAGATCCAATATATCATGAAGTAATTGATTATATTGATGAAGATAAATCTCGTGTAATTGCAATTTATATTTATTCAGAGTCATCTCCGGGCGATTGTACTATAACATTATTAGCAGAAGCCCAGACAATACTAGGACAACCTGTTCCACTGCAATGGCAAGGTAAACCCAATGTAAAGTGGACGCGTACAGTACCAGTTAATCCAAATATTACAAATGACACTGAAATTATTTTTACAAAGTTACCAAATATAACTGTATACGAGCAAGTAGGAATACAACTTGACCGAGTATATGCAACTACACAGTTTCCAACATATACAACTGGCAAAGTAAAATATGTTTCAATGAATGGAACGCCAGCTATTGAATTAGTTGGTGGAAAATTTACCGGGGAAATGAAATCCGGAACAATTACAATTCCAACACCGATAAATCCTACTCCTACGCCTAATTACACACTGCCTACAACTGGTTATACATCAACGATAAAAAAGATATTGTCTGATACTACGGCTTTGTTAGATACTGAGTATACGGTTTATAGCAGCCAAAGTATTTTTCCTCATACATATTCAAATTTTGATTTATCTTCATTTTCATTAACCTATGAGGCAGTTCCAAACTATGTTGCTACACAAAATTCACAATCATTTGCGTTGTTACAGATAGATGGATTAGAACCAGCAACCGGCGATATCTCCAGGATAAAGGTCTATACAACAAATAAAGGTACAGTTGGAACTTGGGAATTAGTTAACGATTTAGAACTAGAAGAAACAGAAATATTTGTTAGTAACACGGCATCATTGTATCCATATGAATCTATAGGTGTATTTACTTCACAAAGTATTATTGATACTTATTGGGACGCATTTACATATATTGGAACTACAACTAGTACACCACCAACACTTACATGGTCAACATCGTCGTTAAACAATGCAATGAAAATTACTAGTTTAATTGATATTAATGCCCCAAACGCGGTAAATGTAGTTCAACAAAAAAATTCATATGCCGGTATTTTTATAGCAACATCTTCTTATAAAGTAACAATCGATGCATTAGGAACAAAACTAGCAAATGGAATAAATCCGCGAATGTCAGTTTATGTTTCTGGAAGTGCTGTTGCTTGGGATAGCACCGATTATTTTAATCAAGAATTTACTAGAACGTTGGGTAAGAAAATTGGCGAGTTGCAAGTTACATCAGATTCACAAAGATTCGACGACGTTGTATTTAATTTTCAAACCGACTATGCCGGAACTGCCACGTTATTGTTTGTAATTGAATCCGGTACGTGGGAAATTGCTGATATACATACTACAACCGACAATGATGCTGGATACTCTCCAAACTATACGAGAATACGCTCAATTATCAATACACCACATAAAGCAAACAATCAAATTTCGTTTAAAGTAGAATATTACAATGTTGCCGGAGTACGAAGCAAACAAATATCATATAACTTAGATAATCCATGGCAAGGTGGTAATCGTTATATTGATGGTGATTATTCTATGTTAACCGGTTCATTGTATGTAGCAGATTCCTTAGAATCCGGAGTTGCAATTAGTGGATATAAAAATTCTGGATTCATAAGATCCTTAGGATATGATGGGTTTGATGCTGGCTTCCCAGGTTTCTTATTGTGGTCTGGATCGGCATTGTCAGGTTCAAATACTAAATACAATCAACCATATTCAGGTGTAGGATTAGAACTTTATCTTAATACCGCAAGTTATTTTCGTTATTCAACTACCGATAATGAAATATATGTTGCAACTGATAATTTCTTTTTCGGAAATCCAAATGGTACATTTATCAGTGGTAGCAACGGATTGCTTCAAATATCATCAAGTGGTTTTGTATTGAATACTGATGGTACTGTGACGGCATCTGCATTTACAGCAATTGGCTCAGACGGTAATACGATATTTGATAGTAATTCGGAATATGTTGACGGAGTAAATGTGGGTCGAGTTGTGTATTTTGACCGCAATGAATTTATACATACTGGTAGCAATTTTGGTAGTGATGGAACACCGGTTACTGCATCTATATTTGAAACATTTATACTACCAGGTGAAACGCGTTTACAATTTTCATCAACTACTGAATTTTACAATGCAGCCGCGGCTTCTAGAACACTACGTGCAAATTTTTATATACAATCTGCAAGTGTAATATTATCTAACACTAGTGGAGTAAATGGATATGATACATGGAGTACACCCCAACCTTTAAATGCAT